TCAGTTAATCAGTGAGACAGAAATTGGAAGCGTTACAGCTGAAGCGAACGACGATGTAAACAAGAGAATCTTAAAAGGCTCTGCTATGAAGGTCTGGGTAACTAGGCGAGATTCTAAAGTCAGAGACCCTCACCAATATGCTGAGGGGCAGACAGTGGATGCAAGAGAAAACTTTGTAGTCGGTGGTGAGGAATGTCCATATCCAAGATATAGAGGACTTAGCGCCGCTAACCGAATCAACTGCCGCTGTCGCGTTAGGTGGATTAAGATATGAAATTAAAATCGGTGTCAACAACAGACGGACAATGGGTAGGTCTTGAATTTGAGCTGCCAGATCCTTTAATGAGTGGCTTTGGGTTTCCTGTCACGGACGACATCGTGTTTGATGTTGAGCACTCTAAGCAGTTGCCTAATGGTGACTATATGTACTGGAATGCTAACTACATTGTTGTGGCTAGGGAGGTGGGCTAGTGGCAACTTACACAGTATCAGGAAGTAGGCTAGTATGCACAGGTACAGATATAACGAGTGCTGATTTAAAATCAGCAATTGATTCAAATCCATCAGTAGGTACAGCCACTGAGATAGTATCGTCAAATAACAGCCGAGCCACTTATATATTTAATGCTGAAATAAGTATCGGTGATAATAACACTGCATCATTATGGAACCCGCAAAACGAATTTATCCAAATTATAGCTGACCAATTCATAGTAAATGGCAATAATGCAGAATTGAGAACAGGTAAACTTGATACAAATAGCAAGGCAGAGAATGTTGTTGCATTCTGTTATGCGTCATCTAACAGCAATTATGACAGGTTTAAGTTACAAAACGGTGGCAATTTAACTATATATGGCGGATTTTTCGCGGTAACAGGCGTAAACTCATCCAAAGGTCGTATTGAACCCTCAGCTAATTCTACAGTAGTCATTCAGGACGCCGATTTGGAAATCGAGGACGGTATAGGTACTGCGGGTGGCTCATCGCTTTCAGGTCACACAATCAATTACAAGGGTTGTCGATTCCACCATACTTCCGCAGTCGGAGTAAAATTATATAATCCTACGTCTGCTACCCTTGAGAAAGTTAAGATTGAATCGTGTACTTATGCAATCCAACCAGGCGCTACTCCACTGGTTCTGCGTGACCTTGAAGTTGACTCATGCACATTTCATATTGTTCCAAATGTCTCCAATAGCGATATGACCTTCATTAACCCTGACTTTTTGACTCTTAGGGCTGCTTTTTCAAACTCTTCTGACATTACTAGGATAGCTTTTAGGTACGATTTTAAGGTAACAGACTCGTCAGGTTATGCCATGTTAGGGGCAGAAGTTTACATCACTGACCAAACGGGTAGCGTTGTTGTAAACACAACCACAGATGTTAACGGTATTGTTAATTCTAGCCTACCTACTTACGATGGCACAGTATGTCTACAAAACTCCACGTTTGCAGGCAATACAAAAACCAACAGGGAAGAACATGCAAGGTCAGTGTACAAATACGGTTTTTTACCTAAAACCGACACAATTACAATTAATCAAGATACGAAGGATTTTGTTGCACTATTGCCAGACTCAAATATAACAGAGCCAAACAAAACGACCGTCGATGCTTATACAGATATTGATACTGTTGCAAAATTTTACGACAGAGCAAATTCTTATTTAAAAGATAACTTTGGAACGTATCTTGATTTTATTGTCACTCGATCAGGTAATCAAATATATGCCGGTGCTTACAATGTAACAATAGACGAAACAGCCTCATCCGCTTTTGATATAACAGGTAACTTGATAACAATCAACGCAAGTACATTTATTGGTGACATAATAACTACAGGTCTTATTAATTTTGCAAACAATGAGTCATTTATTGGCACATTTACCGATGCCAACGGCACAACAACAGTTACAGAATTGACGTTGACAGGCTTGCAATCAAACTCTGAGGTCAGAGTTTACCAAGCAGGGACAACAACTGAGATAGATGGAGTTGAAAACAGCGGCACTACATTTTCAACTACAACGATAGAGAGTTCAGTTGATGTAGTTGTCTTCAATGTTGGCTATGTCCCTGTCAGACTTTTAGCGGTTGATACATCATCTAATGTCACGCTGCCAATCCAACAACGTATTGACCGAAATTACAATAATCCGTAGGAGTAAAAGATGAGTCTAAAAATAAAAGGTTTTGAAAGATACTCTGTAAGCGAATGGGGTGAAGTCTTTGGGATCAGAGGTAAGTTGAAACCCTGTTTCGATAAGCGTGGATATAAAAGAGTCTGGTTATATGATTCTGAAGGCAAAAGATTTGAGAAATATATCCATAGACTTGTCGCTGAATGCTTTGTAGATGGTGACAAGTCTTTGACAGTAAACCACAAAGATGGAAACAAAGTTAATAACCATAAGTCAAATTTGGAATGGATTAGCAATGCTGATAATTTAAGGCATTCTTTTGCTGAAGGATTAAGAGACACAAAGAAGACATGGGCGACAAGAAGAAAGACTAGGAATGGATTTAGGCTAGTACCTGATGATGTTCAAAGAAAAATAATTGAGGACTACTCTAATGGATCGGTATCTCAAAGAGAACTCGGAAGAAGATATGGTGTAGACCGAAGCACAGTAGGCAGAATTATAAAAATGGAGCAAATCGCATGTTAATCACAGATCCAGACGACCTAAACCAAGGCACAGAAGTAGTCATCAGCACAAGCGCGAAGACGATTCAGCTTGTAGCGACTGGCAATTTGTCTACTGATGGTGTGACGTTGCAGTGCCTGTATTCCTTCTTGAAAGAAGAATGGCGTAGTGAAGCGGCATTGATACCTTTCCAATTTCCCATCGAGGCTATCACCGCTGAAAGTTTTGAGTGGCTAGACGGCTGGGCTCCTGCCGATGCAACAACAAGGAATCTGATTCGTACCGCTGGATGGTCAGAGCGAAACAGTTCTGGGAATATCATTGCTATGTACGCAGGCATCATCTCACTAGGTACGCTAGGAGGCTCAGACCAGCCCTACTACGACAACACAGGTTCAGTCACAAACTTTACTTACACAGGTCCAATCAACGAAGCCATACAGATTTTAAGCGACCCCAATGGCGATGGATCTTATGGTGATGGGTTTGATCGAAGAAGCTCTTTAACTATATATGCTAGAGAGCAGGCCAAGTCTTATGCTGTTTCTGACTTAGCTGGCATCGGTGTAACGTCTTTGGCTTCTCAAGCTTACCGATTCCCTCTTGCCAATGCTGCTGATCTCAAAGTGACAGAATCAGACGTAACAGTGGACGCTTACGGAGTCACGATAACATTCCACAACTCAGCACAGTCGAGGACTATAGGTGGAACAGCTAGAGACTTTGGAATCATCATCGACGGAAACAACAGAACCGCTGAAGAAATCTATATGGCTGTTCAGTCTGCTCTTCGTAAATCTACTGACATTGATGACGATGCTTCTACTCTTGTTGGTCAACTTGCGCCCGAACTTCTTGAATTTGTTGGAGATACACTTAAAACAAAATTTGCCACAAATCCAGAAGCAGGAGGAGGGGGAGTATATATCGACAACTTTCAGTCTACAGATCAAAACAGATTAACATTTCAGGACAACACAAACACCGAAAGAACTTTTCCTTTTGTGTCTTCTGGTGTTTTAAACTTTAACGCCAACCTGCAAAATGACTCAACGTCGATTTACAGAATGTTCTTCACGACAAACCCTGCTGGCAACTTTGGCACTTCTAATGCTGTATTGGTTGACGACAATAGTGGCGCTGACATATCTGGTCTTGTTTCTGGTAATTCTTCTATAGCTTTCGACTTCGACTATGAGGGCAATGTTCAGGGAGGCAGGACTGCTAACACTGATGCAGACGTTACCATTGTGGCTATTGGAACAAGTGGGGCTCAGTATGTTGTTGCTACTGGTACGATCACTAGAGCTACTGGATTGACTTTTGTTCTATCTAGTGCACTTGAAAGAAACTATTTGAATCCTTAATGTCTTACACGTTCGACATAGCGAATAAAATTATCCAGCTCACGACTACAAATGAGCTGGATATGCTTGACTTGTATAGTCGATGGAAGGATGCTGTTATTTCTAGCATAGCCAATGCTGAGCAAGCTATGAGGGTTATTAAAGAGCCTTTGGCTGGTTCTACTTTCATTGGTCCTTATTATTTTATCATGAATGATTGGAGAATAAGGCCGCTTGATACGACTCATGAATTGGTTGTGGCTGGAACAGTTGTTCAAGACGCTACTTCTAGTCTAACTCCTTTCAAGGTTGATGACCTAACTAACAACGTGCAGATAGTTAGAACTGTAGCAACTGATGTTCAAGTTGTGGAGAACGCTACCGCTGAAGAAATCGCTACCGCTGTTTGGGCTAAGGAGATAACTTGACTACTTACGGGGATAAGCTGAAGGACCAAAGTGTTTTTGATAGCGGTCCAGCTTCTTTGCTGTTCTTAAATCCTAAATTCGTTGACTCATACAGCGAGGACGCTGTTTTGTCTATTGCTGACGATGAGGCGGTCATTTCTATATCAAGTGACGATTCTGCACTTTCCACAATCTCTGATGAAGTTACAATCACCATTGATTCAAACGATTCAACTATTTCAATCACCGACGACGAAGCTCAATTATGCCTCTAAGCCTTACATACGGACGAACGAAGAAGGACATTTCTATAGACGTGTCGAACTTCCTAACAGTCAACGGGCTGGATATAGCAGACAGAACAGCGTTGATTTTTATGCTTAAAAGCGATAAGCTTGCCGCTGATGTAGATGCGGAGTACAGCATAACTGAAGGCGCGGATTTATCGGTAGCTGGGAATATCATAACCGCGAGAATCAATGACTTCTCTTCTATATCGGTTGGGCCTACTTACTTTATCGGCTTAGGTATTCAGTTCTCAGGTGACACTATTTACAGAGAGATACCTCTAGGCACTGGCGATATTATCTTTACACAGGATATTATCAGAGGTTGAGCAACGTCCCACAATCTAAACGCCATCAGCATCTAGCAGGGTCAGGCATTGAGCTAAAAAGTGATGACTCACAGTTTGATGTTGTCACATGGCGAGAGGGTGTTACCACTTTGTTGCAAGACATTGATAACAACACCGATGAAGTAGAGGGCAAACTTGATATTATTATAGGTCATGTTGACGAAATAGAGCCTAAGCTTGATATTGCAAACGCCAATCTGGATTCTATTGAGCTTCTTATAACAACATCTAACCAGATTTTACAGGACATAGATGATAACACTGATGACCTAGAGGCTTTACTAGGGACAACCAACGGGAGCCTAGCAAATATTGAGTCTTACACAGATGGGCTTGAGGTTCTTATAACTTCCACTAATACAAAATTAGATGGGCTTCAAGCCAGTTTAACCGCTATAGATGGCAACACTGATGGGCTGGAAACGCTTCAAACATCTACAAACACCAAGCTTGACGAAGTAAAGGCAAAGCAAGATGCGCAACAAACTGCACTTGATGAGATAGATGCAAACACTGATGGCCTTGAGAGTCTACATACAGACACAAACACAAAGCTGGACAGTGTTATATCTGAGCTCCAAGGAACTCTGACAGTCATAGCAACTTTTCATAAAAACATTCATCTTGGTCGGTCTTTTATGGCTCATCATAACTCAAGCTCTTTAGCTAATGGCAGTTCAATAAATGCCTATTTTGAAACCCCTGCCTCTAATGCTCCTCATATTATTTTTGACATTCACGGGAGCGGAGCTTTTGACTTTGAAGTTTTAGAAGCCCCAACTGTAACATCTGCAACAGGAACAGTCATCCCCGTTTATAACAAGAATAGGGACAGTTCTACTAATTCAGGCGTTATCGACAACACAGGGTCATCAAATAGCATGTCAACTGATGTAACGACGACTGCAGATGGAACGGTTATTATTCAAGACTTTATTTCTTCGGGTCATAAGTCTGGAGGCTCTGTTGATTTTGGAAAGGAAATTGTTTTAAGTGCATCAACAAAATATGTCTTTAGGCTAACCTCTAGGGACTCAAGCATAAGGGCTCACATAAACTTAGACTGGTACGAACCGAATTGACGATTGACCTAGTGAAGAAATAATAGCATCATGGAAAGAAAACAACTATCCTTCAAAGACATTAAGATGGAAGACGACACCTCGATGAGGGGCTCGTTTTCAGGTTATGGTTCGATGTTCGGCAATGTAGACCTTGGCGGTGATGTTGTAGAACATGGCGCTTTCTCTAAGTCTCTGGCTAAGTGGAAGTCTGACGGCCAACTCCCACAACTTCTTTGGTATCATAACAGTGAGGAAATCATTGGAGAATGGACTAAAATGGAAGAGGACGAAAAGGGGCTTTATGTTGAGGGAAAACTCTGGGTCAATGGTGAGAGTGCTATTGAGCGAGCCAAACAAGCTTACAACGTTCTAAAGTCTAATAGTGTCAAGGGCTTATCTATCGGCTACAGAGTTATAGAGAAAGCTATTCAAGAGAATATGGATGGCGGTATTATCCGCAGTTTGAAAGAGATTGATTTGTTTGAGGTGTCTATTGCACCTTGGGCAATGAATCCCCAAGCTTCAGTTACAGGGGTTAAAAGTATGACTGATGAGGATGGTAAATTACTATCTAAAAGAGATGTTGAGAAAATCTTGAGGGATTCAGGGCTTTCCAAACGACAAGCGCAGGCGTTTATTGCCAGTGGATACGGAGCCCTTGAGTGTGATGCCAAAGGCGACGAGGAAGCTACTGGGAGCGATTCCCAGTTAGATTTGTCAGGCGTTCTCGAATCCCTAAATAATCATTTTCCCAATATTTGAGGTTAATCCAATGAGTTCGGAACTCAATCAAATTAACGAACAAATCGCCAAAGTAGGTGGTGCGTTCGAAGAATTTAAAAAGACACAAGATGCTTTAGACGCTAAGATTGCATCTGGTGAAGCAGGCCAAGCTGAATTAAAAGAGAAGCTTGAAAAAATGAACGAGAGCATGAACCAAGCTCTTGAAATGAAAAAAACTATTGAAGAGACTCAAGCTTACGTTAAAAGAATGGGCGGCCAAACTTTGGCAGACCAACTAGAAAACGAAGGCACAGACGCCAAAGCTTTTCAAAGCGGCATGCAGAAATGGATGGCCAAAGGTATGCCTCAAAATGTTGAGAGCATTGACCTTTCTGAGTCTGAAAAGAAAGCTCTTCAGTCTAACATCGACCCACAAGGCGGTTACACTGTAAACCCTTACTATGGCGCGATTGAAAAGAGATTGTTTGATACTTCTCCAGTTCGTTCCGTAGCTTCTCAAATCACTATCGGGACTAACGAGTATGTCGGTTACCATGATGACAATGAGTTTGGCGCTGGTTGGGTTGGCGAGATTGATACTCGTTCTGAAACTTCTACCGCTGACTTGGGTGAGTTTAGAATCCCAGTTCGTGAGATGTATGCTCGTTTCGTAGTATCTGACAGACTACTTGAAGACAGCTCTTGGAACATTGAGTCTTGGGCTTCTGGTAATGTTGCTGACAAGTTCGGCCGCGTTGAAGCTACTGCTTTCGTATCTGGAAACGGACCTCTTCAGCCTGAAGGTCTTTTGACTGCAACTCAAAAAGGTTCTAACCAAGGTGATTACACTCGTGGACAAGTTGGCACTTTAACTGCCGCTTCTGCTACTGCTATCGCCACAGATGAGCTTGTAACTCTTAGAGGTTTCTTGA